CCATTATATTGTTTTCAATGAAGATGGATTGATTATATTTGAGCAGGCCCATAATTACGGAGTAATCCCGTTTGTATTTACACACAGAGAACATCATTTAAATGAGTTTTTTGTCAGTGGTGCGTATGATATCGTGGCGGCGAATGAAACAATAAATATATTACTGACAGAGGCATCTCTTGGAATGAGATTTCAGATGTTTGGCCAGTATGTAATCGAAGGAATGTATGAAGAAGAGAAGTTGATGAGAGCAGGATCATCAGAAATTATGGTCATACCTCCTGAGAGTAGGCTGGATATAAAATCTCCACAGGCCAATGTTCGTGATGCTATTGATCTGGTGAAGGCCGTTTTGGACTTAACGGCCCAGAACAATCATTTATGGATCACATTCGCAGAAGATGGAAAATCAGATCGACCATCCAGTGGTGTCGCTTTAAAAATTAAAGATCTTGAAAGGTTTGAAGATTATCAGGATGATATTGAACTGTGGGAGCTGTATGAAAAAGAGTTTTTTAATATTGAAAAGGTCATTGCGTCTGCAAATAATATCAAATTTCCCAATGAAATGGGTATCAAATTCCATGAGCCTGAATATCCGATGAGCGCACAGGATCAGATAGCGATAGATACATTTATGCTGGAGAATAATTTAATTACAAGAAAAGATCTACTATTGAAATACAACAAAGAATTAACAGACAAAGAAGCTGAGAAATTAATAGCAGACAATAAGGAGCAAAATGCCACAGAACAAGGACAACAACCAGGGGAAGAACAATCGGTTTTTAATAGGCTACTTACGCAAACTCCGCCAGCTTAATGACTTTGATGTTGATGTTCCGCAGGCAGACATCAATGAAGTCATAAAAAACCCGAGACAGTACGCCCTTGATTTCATAGAGCTTGAATTTGCTAAGGCTGTTCCTAAATTTATAAAATCATATAAAAATGGTTTAAAATTTGGACAAAAGAATCAATGAAAAATGATTTCATAGCCGGCATTGTGTTGACATTAATTTTATTCGTCATCCTTATAATAGTAACAATTTTTACTGGATGCTCCGGAGGTTGGGAGGTTTGCGGATATGAGATTGATAATATATGAGCAAGCCCAAGACAGCGAGATCGTACAGGGGAAGCATCATAGACGACAACGCCGTAATCAGCTTAAATATAAAATGGGCATTGCAGGCAATTTTCGCAATATCCGCCATGATTTACGGATGGTTCCAAATAGAGGGAAGAATAAGCGATCTCGAGAAAAATATGGAAATAGCGAATGAGGAAATCGCTGAACTGGTCGAGAAGCACATTGCGGACGAACAGACCAGATATGTCCAGATGGAAGAAACACTGAAATGGTACGAGACTGAACTGGTGAAAGTCGGGGGCGTATCGCTTAACCCCCTGAACTGGGGTAAGAAAAAATAAGAGGTAAGGTAATGGAAGAATTTTTAGCCCTCTACTCTGAGGCTGGAATGATAGGCATTGTCGGGGCGATGTTTATGTTTCTTGTGTATTCTATGAGTAAAAGAGCTAACCAGCAGGCAGAGGCTCTGGATGCTTTGAAAGTGGAAAATGAAGAGCAATCTACCAGGATTGCCAACATAGAATCCATCACATTAAAATTTCTCGATAGATGGAATCGCTCTGATGAAACAAGAGACAGGAGGCACGAAGATATGATAAGAGAGGTCAATGACATGTCAGATATTTTAATGGAAATTAAGGGCAGTGTCAGCCGTATAAATGGAAGGAATTAAGGGCGTTTAAACAATGTATGAATATAATGCAAAACTTGTAAGGGTTGTTGATGGTGACACTGTCGACGCCATGATAGATCTGGGTATGACTGTCTGGATTAAGAAAAGAATCAGGTTTCACGGTGTAGACACATGGGAATCTCGGACGAGAGACAAAGAAGAAAAAAAGAAGGGTTTATTGGCTAAAAAACGGACGAAAGAACTATTAAGTGAGCAAGGCGGTGAGTTTCGGTTAATATCGCGAGGAATAGGCAAATATGGGCGTGTATTAGGCGAATTATCTGTTGAAGGTCATACCAGAACTGTTAATCAGACATTAATCGATGAGGGGCATGCTTATACATATCATGGCGGAAAGAAAAAAACTTTCAGCGAAAAGAAGGTTTAAGGTTGAAATCTAAACGGAATTATTCATTTAAAAAGATGGCGTCAGCCGTTTCTGAAATAGTCGCGGAATCTTTGACAGATATGGCGAAGTATCAGAATGAGGCAATACAGGCAGGAATAGATAATTCCCGTGACATTGAAGGAAAGGCATTCGCTAAATTGAGTGATGAATCTACATTGCCGATCCGAAACAAACGCAAGCAGGGATTCACACCATTAGACACTATGAAGATGGGACGCCGGAAAAAACTGCGAGGATTAAAAGTTATTCCAGCGACAACAAGCGATCTGGTGGGCAGGGTTCAAATGACAGTGGAGTGGGGAGTTTATCATAATGAAGGGTTTACAACAGGGTCAAAGTCAATGATCCCCGGGAAAAAGGTTCCAGCCCGCAACTGGTTTGGAATTACGAAAGACATGAGGGTAGGCGGCCGGAGGCATGAGAATTTCGTGAAGATGGGGATGATGAAGATGCTCCAAGCACTTAGAAAGATATAATGCCAAGCCAGCAGGAACTGATCGCCTTATTCGGTGACGATTTCGATGAAGTCTTAAAAGGGCTTTCCATGCTCCCCCCTGAGATCAGGGAACTGCTTGACAACACCATGAACAAAATGCTCTACGACGCCGACATATTTGCGAACAGGGTGAATAAGACATTGCAGACACAAAGGGCGTCAGGGATATCGTTTTCGGCCACTCAGGGTATACTGGCGACTGATATGCTCACAGGCGGGCGTGTATTCGGCGAATTAAAGAACTCAATAAAAGAATCACTCGTTGAGGGCATCAACCAGACCGGAAACGCTGGCTCATTTCAGGCTTACGACCCGGATGAAAAGACCCTGTTTATGTGGGTGACTGTTGCAGGCCATAAAATATGTCAGGACTGTGCGCCCCGTGGCGGTGAAATGGCAACGCTCAAAGAATGGGAAACGCGAGGGATGCCGGGATCAGGCTGGTCTGTATGCCGTGGATACTGTTATTGTATTCTCGATCCCAGTGGAAAAATATCGCCCCGGATCAAGATGGAAGAACGGGCAGGAAAAAAGATTCAGGAAAAGGGCGCAACCATACGGCCCAAACCTCCCGCACCAGCACCAACTAAATGGAAGTCGAAAATGACAACGAAAGAAGCAGTAGAGTGGGCCAAAAATAGTGAGTGGCAGGGTATCCGATATCATGGCACTACTACCGAAGGTTTAAAGGGAATAACAAAAGAGGGATTTGATACAAGTAAGGTGAGAACAGGTCAGATATATGGGAAGGGTGCATATTCAACAAAAAAGACAGAAGTGGCAACTGCTTTTGGCTCAGAGGGTGGCGTAGTAATGGAGTTAATGTACAATGTTAAAAAGCCGTTGACAATAGAGGCAGAGGCTTTTGTTGATTTGATTATAGGGTCGATACCTCAACAGGGTGGCGTTGGAAAATATATGTTTCTGGATGGTTATGATCAATATATGGGCAGGGGGAAATTGAATTTTTTTAATAGATTTTATGATAAACATTTAGCAAAGAGGGAATTGAAAGATTTTAATACTGGCAGAAGATTAACGAAGCAAGAGGCAAAGGCTCAGTATTTTGGTACATTGAGCGGGTTTGAGAAAAAGGCTTTCGGTGATCAAGTCCTTGAAATGGGTAATAAATGGTTTGATTATCTGGATGACTTAGTTCAGGCTGGCGATAAGTCGGCAATATCATTTTTAGATAATATAATGGAAAACGGGAAATATGACGCTCAATTCAATGTTGAGTTTCCCAAGCTATGGGCTGATTTTCTAAGAAAAGAAGGTTATGATTCGCTCCATATTAGAAATACAAGTGTCCCCATTCCTAACAATCCTATTATCGATGATTATTTTATCGCGCTTGATAAAGAAAGCGTCACGGCAATTATAGACGATTAGATTTATTATCTGAATTTTGTTTTTTTATTACAGAGTCATTAGGAGAGTAAACAATGCCATTGTCTCCTGCGAATGGCTTTGTATGCTCTATCCCCCCGGATATAATTAAAAAGGGTATCCCCTTTGGGAATGCTTTGCATTTAGTTGTGTCTTGCTTGTTTATATGCACACAAGTAAGACAACTTTCATAATCTGCCATAAGCTAATTTACCTCATCTTGCATCAAATTATCTACTTTGGTTTTTAAGGTGTGACAGTTGGCATCCTCTAAGGCAAAAGACACAACTTTCATAATAGAGTCAGGAC